GGCCTGCGTACCGGATCCAGCCGTGACGCTGGTGTCGGCATTCGTGAGCCGGGCGCCGTTCCCGGAGGTGATGGCGTCGCCGAGGTGAGACGTCGCCGTGTTGAACGTGATGCCGGAGGCCGTGGCGGCCCTGGCGCTCGTCGACACGGTCTGGCCCGGCCAGGCGTAGCCGAGGACGCAGAAGTCGCCGCTCGTAAACGTGAGGGCCGTCGAGCAGGCGGCGGAGAACGCGGTGTGGGAAACCGTGTCCTGCCCGAAGGTGACCGCCCACCGCCAGCCGGTGCCCGCGGTCCGGGCCAGCGTGATGATCCGGGCGCCGATCACCGACCCGGACGACCCGGTCGGGATCGCCGTCGTCGGGGCGGTGTCCCCGGCGACCAGTTGGCGCACGAAGAAGGTGAGGCGCCGCGGCCCGGTGTTCAGGCCGAAGGAACCGCCGCCGCCCGAGAAGGACCCGGCGAGGGTCCATCCGGACGGCGTCGACGGCACCGAGTCCAGGGTGTGCCCGGACACGACCTGGAGGACCGCCAGCTGCCCGGCCGTGAAAGAGGCCGGGATGGCCGGAGCGACGGTGTCCGTGTGCTGCTCGAGCGCGCCGCTCGTGACGTAGGAGATCGTCATCAGCTCCTCCGTCCCACCTTCGCCCGATATGCCTGCGCGCTCGCGGACGCCTTGATCTTCGGCTTGACCTGGACGTCGATGAGGTCGCGGAGGCGGTCGTCGTTGAAGTGGACGTGCACCTCCGTCGTGTCGTCCCGGTTCTCCAGCGCGGTCGCGAGCCGGTCCCACAGCGCATCGCTGCGGGCGCTGCTCTGTCCGGCGGCAGTCGGGACGTAGCGGCGGCGCAGGGACACGCCGGTGGCGGTGTCGGCGAGCCGCTGGCTTGCGGCGCCGACGAGGTGGCTGTGCATGTCCATTCCGGCGACCCAGCCGAGGACCACGTTCTTGCCGATCTCGTCGCGCATGACGACCGACGGAGATTTGATCTTCAGGGCCTTCTTGATCTGCTTGACCAGGTCGGCGGCCAGCTTGTTGATCTGCTTCTGCAGATCCTTTTCCGTGGCCTTCAAGCCCGCGAGGAAGCCCTCGCCGGCGTGCTTGCCGGTGTCGTACATCATGTCGGCCATGTCGTTGCCGAAGCTCGTGGCCAACTTGCTGCCACTGCTCAGCTGCTTGTTGAGCTTCGCGATGTCAGTCGTGGTGACGTTCTTCGCGCCGAGGATCGTCGCGAGCTGGCTGCCCGGACCGGCATCGGCAAGCTGCTGGAGCAACGCCTTGCTGGCCCCGCGCGCCTTCAGCGACTTGGTCAGTGCGACGAACGAACTTGCTGTCTTCTGCTGTGCTCCCTGCTGCGAGATCAGATCCTTGACGCTCGTGGCAGACGTCCCCGAGATGGAAAGGAAGTCGCGAATGTTGCCGGCCTGATCGCTGGCGTAGGCCTTCGCCGTGGCGATCGTCTTCTGCACCGAGGCCCGCTTGTCGGCCAGCCCCTCCAGCGTGGCGGCCTTCTTCTGGATCGACTTCGCGGTCCCGTTGTAGCCGGCGTTCAGGAGCTTCGTCGCAATGCTCTTGATCGCCGAGATGATCGCCGACGACGTACCGGTCTGCAGAGTCTTCAGCAGCCCGGTGGCGATCGTGTTGGCGATGCTCGTCTTCGCGGACCGCTTCGCATTCCTCAGTGCGATCTCGGCGGCCTGGAGCTCCTTCTCCGCAGCCTTGAGCTTCTTCTCGGCCGCGGCCACGCCCTTGCGTCGCCGCTTGGCGCGGGCCACCTCGTCCTTCGCGTCCCGGACCCTTTCCTTGTCCCGCTTCACACGGTCCGAGGCGTTCAGGATCGTGCCCGACGCGTACCCGGGCAGCTTGATGCCGTTGGCCTTGGCGAACGCCATCGACTGCGCGTTGGACAGGACGTCCTCGCCGCCCTTGAAGTTGACGAGCTCCGGCCCCTTCTCGCCGACCCAGGCGAGGCCGCGCGCGGCGCCGCCGGTGCCCTTGGCGTACCAGTGCGGGCTCCTGGCCTGCCACTGCGACCATGCGTTGGTGGGGCTGCCGTACCGGGACTTGATGTACGACAGACCCCACTTGATCTGCGTGGCAGCGTTGGTACGCCAGTCGGAGCCCGCCGAAGCCATCTTGGACGCCGGGAGTGCCTGCGGGATGCCGTAGGCGCCCGACGAGGCGTTCGTCGCCCGGTAGTTCCAGCCCGACTCGCCGTTCCACAGCGCCTTCAGGGCAGGCCACTGAGAGGGCCCCCAGCCATACGACTTGAGGGCCGCCTGCGCGAACTGCTGGGCGCTGCCGGACGTCGAGTTGTCGCCGAGGCCGATCGTGTCGCCGATCGAGCTCAGGGCGTCCAGCGCCTTGCCAGGGAGCTTCTTTACGGCGACGAGGCCCTTGTGGACGATGCGGCTGAGCGCGTGCGGCAGGTCACCGAAGATCTTCTTCGCGATGGTGGTGCCGCTGGTCGTGGCCATGCCCTTGATGAGTCCGCCGACCAGGTGCCCGCCGATGCCCATGAACACGCGGGAAGGCGAGCGGATCCCAAAGAAGTGCTTCACCGCGCTGATGATCGGACTGACCAGGTTCTTCCAGAGCCAGCCGCCGATGCCCTTGACCGCGCCGACAACGCCGGACTTCAGGCCGCTGAGCAGGTAGCCGCCCGCCCTCATAAGCCAGGATCCGGCGCCCTTGAACGCGCCGACGATGGGCCGGATGACGAGGCGGTTGATCCACCCCGAGAGGCCCTTGGCCGCCGACGTCGCTCCCGACTTCAGGCCGGACACCGCCCACTTGCCCGCGGACCACAGCCACTTACCGGCGCCCGTGAAGGCGTCGATGGCCGGCTTGGCGATCGACCGCCACATGAACGACCCGATGCCCTTGGCACCTGCCACCGCACCCGACTTGAGGCCGGACGCAAGCGACTTACCCTTCGACCACAGCCACGATCCGGCACCCCGGAACGCATCGACGACGGGCTTGCCGACCCAGCGCCAGAAGAAGGAGCCGATGGCCTTAGCTCCTGAGACCGCGCCGGACTTGAAGCCGGACGCGACAGAGCGGCCCTTCGACCACAGCCACGTCCCCGCGCCCTTGAAGGCGTCGACGACAGGCTTGCCGACCCAGCGCCAGGCGAAGCCTCCGATCCCCTTGGCGCCGCTCACGATGCCGCGGGTGAAGCCCTTGGCCACCTCGGCGCCCTTGCCGATCAGCCAACTTCCGGCCTTCACGAAGGGCTTGAAGATGAGAGCGACGATCTCGGCGAGCTTGGAGATGAGGAATCCGGCGCCGTCGCGAATACCCCGGCCGAGCCAGAGAATCGCGCCCTTGCCCTTCCGTAGCAGGTCGAGGCCCCATACGCCGATGCGGGTGGTGACCAGTCCGGCTTCGCGCTCGACGACCCGCGCGGCCTCGGGGAAGACCTTGGCGATTCCCTTCCACAGGTTCTCGCCGAAGAACTTCGTGACCTTGCTGAAGCCCTTCTCCAGCAATCCACCGAGCTTCCCGACACCCTTGAGCAGCGGCGCGAAGATCTTCAGGAACGGGAGGTGTTCGAAGACCTTTCCGAAGACGCCAGCGAGGCGCCCGATGGGGATGACCGAGATGACCGCGATGATCGCATCCAGCCAGTGCTTCTTCCAGAAGTCCAGGCTGAAAAGCGGGTCGAACAGGCTGGTGATGAAGCCGATCGCAAGAGGGATCGCGGCTGCGCCGAAGGACTTACCGATCTGCACAAAGTCGATTCCGCCGAGGATCTTGGCGATCTTCTTGGTGAAATCGGCAGAGTGCTTGGCAACCCAGCCGATCGCGTCGCCGAGTCCCTTGCCGAGAACGCTGCCGAGGCCACTCCAGTCGATGTCCTTGAAGCCGCCACTGATGGCGTCATGGATCTGACTGCCGATCTTCTCGGCAGCCGACTTCGGAGGCTTCACCGCCTTCGGCATGGCCAGCAGGCCCGGCGTCGACGGCTGCTTGAACAGCGGCCCCGCCGGCGCTTTCGGGCGAGCCAGCAGCCGCGGCACTGACGGCGCCTTGAGCATCGGCGTCACGGGCTTTGCCGGCGTCTTCGCCTTCGTGCCGCCGCTCAGTCCGTCCATGAAGTCGCCGACCATGCCGGACACCGACTTGCCGCCCGTGAGCCCGGACAGGAAGCCGCCGATCGTCGACTTGGCCTCGCCGATGCTCTGCTTGATCGCCCCGACGGGAATCAGGTCCCTCATGACGCGGCCGAACCCGGCAGCCGCGGGCATGGCAGTGGTAGCCAGGAAGTGCAAGAAGCTGGTCACAGGCGGCAGCACCTTCGTGCCGACCCGGATCCCCATCACCTCGAGATTCGAGGTGAGCAGGTGCCATTGGGCCTCGGCGGTCTTCCTCTGCATTTTGACCGCGTCGTCGAACTTGCCCGTGGAGTGGTTGATCTGCTCCTGCTTCTTCTCCAGGACATCCAAGTTGTTGAGCATGAGCAGGATGCCGGAGCTCGACCGGCCGCCGCCGAATGCTCGACTGAGGAGCTGCGACTGCTTCGAGGCGGACATCCCCGACTTGTCGAGGTGCTCCTTCAGCAGACTGATGGCGCCGATCAGACCCTTGGGGCCGCGCATCGCCTCGGCCAGCTGGAGGCCTGTGAGGTGGATCGTCTTCAGCTGCTTCTCGGCGGCCTTGGACGGTGCACCGAGCAGGCTGAAGCTCATGCGCAGCCGGGTGGCGGCGCTGGCGCTGTCGATGCCCTCATCGGTCATCAGGGCGAGTGCGGCGCCGACCTGCTTCATAGACAGGCCGAAGGTCTTCGCGCTGGGGAGGATGCCGGTGCCGATGGCCGCGTTGAACTGGTCCATCGACATGTTGCCCGCGCCGATGATCGCGTTCACCGTGGAGACGGCCTCGTGGAATGAGGTGGCGCCCTTGATGCCGGTCCGCCAAGCGCCCGCCAGCGCGTTGGTGGTCTCCTCCAGGTTGGCGTGGCCGACCGCGGCAAGGTCGGAGCTCTCCTTGAGCGCCTTCATCGCCTGGACGTTGTCCATGCCGACGGACTTCAGGTGGTACAGCGACTCAGCGAGATGCTGCGGGCCCTGCTGCGTGGAAGTGCCCAGCTTCAGCACCGCGTCGCTGAGGACTTTCACGTCCTTGGCCGTGCCGCCGGCCTGGGTGGAGATGCGGGTCATCTCCGCCTGGAACCGGCTCGCGTCCTTGGCGCCCTTCGCCAAGCCCACAGCGAGACCCGCGGCTAGGGCGGCGCCGGCCTTGACGGCAGTTGCACCCAGCTTCGCGAGCGTGGACTCCGTCTTGCTCGCCGACCGGCCGACGCTGTTGAAGGTCTTCGAGGCAGAGTCGTGGGCGATCAGCCGGTAGATGATGCTGGAACTGGCCATGACGCCTCCCTTCACCGGGTGGTCAGGTCAGGGCCAGTTGCGGTTATGCGGAGAGGCGGCCTCGTTCTCTGCGGCTTCGCGCTCCTCGGCTTCGATCTGGTAGAAGATCTCCCACTCGGCGAGTTCGCGGGCTGAGACCTGACGGAGCATCGCGCCCACCGAGCAGTGGAAAACATCCTTGGCTAGGAGGAAGTAGAACCGGCGCTCTCCGCCGGCTCGGAGTTTCCCTCCATCTCCTTCTTCTCCTCCTCGGACAGCCCGGACAGGCGGGAGGCGACGTCGTACAGCTTGTCGATGACGGCGCCGCTCTTCGCGCCGAGCGCGGGGGCGTCCTGATCGGTGAACAGGCGTTCTCCCGCCTCGTCGATGAGGCACTTCACCAGGAGCTTGGCGCGCATGCCTTCCTGGATGAGGACGGCTTCCATGCCCTTGCCGTCGAAGGTGGGCCGGAACTGACGGACCGATCCCTGGTAGTCGTCGAGTTCGTCGCCGGTGAGGCCGCGGACGATGACCTCGTCGCCCCACTCGGGGACGGGGACCTTTTCGATCTGGACGTCTACGGCTCCGAGGATGCCGTCGCGGGACAGGGCCATGGTTCTCCTAGCGGATGTCTTTGCTGATGCCGTCGAGGACCCGGTTGACGGCCTTCCGGGAGGCCAGTCCGAGGGGTCGCACGACGTGGAAGAAGTAGGGCTGTTTCGGCTGGTCGACCCACACCTCGCGGTGGCCGAAGACGGGGTGCCGCCAGCGCTTGGTGCCTTCCACGGCCTTCGGCAGGCCCTTCATGTGGCTGGGCATCTTGCGGCCGTCGACACGGATGGCGACTCCGGCCTGACGGCCGGCAGTGCGCACTTCCAGCTTCGTGGCGCGTGACAGGTTTCCTCGCAGCCCGTCTGCGCTGTAGGAACGCTTTGACA